CAACGCCATGCAGACCGACCTGCGAGCCGTGTCGCAGGCTGAACTGGCCCTGGCCAGCGTGCCGTGCGTGGTCACGATGTGCAACGGCGAGCCCATCCGGGTCAGCATCAACCCGCTGGAGTCGGGGGCCTTCCCGATCGACCTGTTCGCCTGGGAGGCTGTGTCCGGCCAGCCGTGGGGCCGCGGCGTGCCCACCAAGGCAGAAGCGGCGCAGCGCATCCTCACAGCCAGCGTGCGCCGCATGATGGAGAACGCCGGCACCAGCGCCGGCCCGCAGGTCGTCAAGGCCCGCAACATCACCCCGGCTAACCAGCGCAACGAGATCGTCGGCCGCAAGCTCTGGGACTTCGTGCCCGATGAACTGTGCGACGACGTGCGCAAGGCGTTCGCCGTGTTCAACATCCCGTCGATGCAGCGGGAGTTGATGGAGATCCTGCGCATGGCTCTGGAGATGGTCGACCAGTTGACCAACCTGCCCCTGCTGCTGCAGGGCATGGTGGGCGCCGCGCCCGACACGCTGGGCGGCATGCAGATGCTCATGACCAACGCGACGAGCCCGCTGCGCGTGATCGCCAAGCAGTACGACGATTCCATCGTCTACCCCCACTTGTCGCGCTACTACGACCTGGGCATGCAGATTGCCCCCGCCAAGTGCCGCGGCGACTCCACGGTGGTGCCCAGGGGCTCGACGGCCCTGGTGCAGCGCGAGATGGCGCGCGAGGTGCTGGCCCAGCTCTACCCGGTGTCTGGCGACCCTGAGCTGAAGATCAACAAGGCGAAGCTCATCGCCGAGATGTGCAAGGCCCATGGGTTCAGTTTCGCCACGGTCCAGTACACCGACGCCGAGTGGAAGGAGCGTCAGAAGGAGTTGGCCAACCAGCCACCGCCGGTGGACCCGCAACTGCAGGTGGCCCAGATCCGCAGCCAGGCCATGGTGCAGGTCGCGCAGGCCCGCATGGAAGACGCTCAGCAGGACCGCGCATTCAAGGCGCAGGAGAACGCCCAGGACCGCGCCGCTGCCGCGCAGTTGCAGCAGATCGAGCGCGAGATCGAAATGATGCGGCTGGCCGGGCACGAAAACATCAGCCTGTCCAGCATCAAGGCCATGCTTTCCGCCCAGGTGATGAAGGACAAGACCACCCGCGAGGTCAAGGCGGCCGACTACGCCAGCCGGGCGCAGGAGATGCGGCTGGCCGAGGAGACGGGCAGCGGTATCTGACGCGGCACACCATCAAGTTTGTGAGTGCACACTTTCTCAGCTATGATGAACACCGAACAGTGTCGACTGACGATCGAAGACCGCGAGAGCCCGCTGTGGCGCCGACTGGCCGGCCACATGCGCGCTGAACTGGCGGCCCTTCGCGAGCAGAACGACGCACCGCAGCTGGATGCGATCAAGACCGCAACGATCCGCGGTCGGATTGCCCAGCTCAAGGCTCTGCTGGCGCTCGGCGATCCACCTCGCCCGGCCCTGGTAGGGGATGAAGGCCCGGAGTAGCCCCTGATGCCGCCCGCGCCGAACCGTGAATCACGAGGTTGACGACGATGGGCACTCAGGCGGGAACGCAAGGTGTGGACGCGGGGCTGGCGGCATTCAATGCCGCATTCGGCGACCCCGACGACGGGACCATCGGCCAGGCAGCGGCGCAAGCCCAGCCGGCCGCGTCAGGCCAGCAGGACGCTGGTCAGACGGCCCGGGTCGAGGATGGCCAGCAGGCCGGCGGCAACACCAGGGCGGAACTGCCTGAAGACCCTGTTGAACGGTTGAAGGTTCTGGAAGAACGACTCCAGGCATTCGAGCGCGAGAAGGAAGACCTGAAGCATCAGGTCCGCTCCGCTACCGGACGAATCGGCGCGATGCAACGCGAACTCGACAGCCGCAGGGGCAGCAAGCCCCAGGCTGCCGCGCCGGCCCAGGCAACGCCTGCGCCTGCTGCATCCCCCCGGCTCGAAAAGGTGGAAGCCCTGCGCGAAGAACTGCCGGATGTCGTGAGTGCACTGGAAGAACTGGTGTCGGCGCGAGTGGCGCCCCCGCAGTCGGTTGCCCATGACAGCCAACCCAACGGCCAGGAGGTCAGCACCTCCACGGCCGGCGGGTCGGAAGAGGCGGCCCTGTACGACGCCTTCCCGGACTGGGAACAGACGGTCATGACCAACGAGTTTGACCAGTTCCTGAAGTCGCGGGGGGCGGACTACGAGCGGCGCATCAAGGGCACCGATCGGCCGTCAGAAATGATGGCGGCGATCGCCCAGTTCGAGCGCACGAAGGCGCACAGCGCCACCAGAACCGACCCGGGTCAGCAAGGACAGAACACCGCCGTCAACCAGGCCCGAGCGTCTCGCGTCTCGCAGGCCGTGCAGCCGAACCAGTCGGCGCCACGGACTGCAGGGCGCGCGGCGCCGATGTCCGCAGAAGAGGCGTTCCGCCAAGGGTTCACCAACTGAACCGGCGGGCGCCACCAGGTTGAACGAGGCCCCACATGGCACAACATGATCTCGGCACCGTCACGCCCCGAATCGGGCGGCTGATGGGCCAAATCCTCAAGCACGCTGTCCCCGTCGAAGTCATCGGCAAGGTCTGCCAGTCGATGAAGCAGCGCATCCCCAAGAACAAGAGCGAGACGGTGGTGTTCCGCCGCTGGCTCCCCAAGGGCGCGACCAGCAACACGCCCAACACGTGGTCCGTCACGCCGGAAGCCCACATCCTGGGCGAAGGCGAAACCCCGGTGGGCGAGAGCATCACGGCGCAGGACATCTCGGTCAGCCTGAACGAGTACGGCGTGCTGTACCGCTACAGCAACCGCACCGCCGACCTCTACGAGGACGACGTGCCGGCCGCGATGAAGAAGCTCACCGGCGAGCGCATGGGCCTGGTGCTGGAAATGGTGCGCTACGGCCAGCTCAAGGCTGGCACCAACGTGTACCGCGCCGGCAACGTGGCCAGCCGTTCCAGCATCGTCGGCCTGATCTCGGCCAACCTGCTGCGCAACGTGGCCCGCGGCCTGTTCAACAACATCGCGCAGGAGATCACCGGCATCCTGGCGCCGTCGCAGGACATCGGCACCCAGCCGGTGGAAGCGGCCTACGTGGTGGTGTGCTCGGGCGACCTGACCGCGGACATCCGCAGCCAGCTCAGCGGCTTCATCCACATCAGCGAGTACGGCAGCCGCAAGCCGCTGCACGAGAAGGAACTGGGTTCCTGGGAGAACTTCCGCTTCGTCGCCAGCCCGCACACCGGCCCCTACCTGAGCGCGGGCGGCACCACCACGGCCAACACCCGGCTGGCGGCCGGCGTGCCCAACGCGACCGGTGCTGAAGCGGTCGACGTGTACCCCATGCTCGTCATGGCCGAAGAGGCCTACGGCGACGTGATGCTGCGCGGCATGGACTCGTTCAGCGTGGTCGACCTGCCGCCGAGCATGGAGTCCAAGGACGACCCGCTCGGCCAGCGCGGCTACATCGGCGCCAAGACCTACTACAACGCCGTGCGACTCAACGAGTTCCACATGGCTGTCGTGGAAGTGGCGGCATCGAGCCTGTGATCGTGATGTGAGCCCGGGCTGATGCCTGGGCCCACGCAACACCCCATTTGGAGCACACCATGTCTTTCACGACCCGCGACGCATACGCCACCAGCAGCGGTGGCATCGGCATCGGCACGACCACCAACAAGGCCCGGTCGAACGCCATCATCAACTTCGCCATCGACGGCACCACGACCTCCAAGGCGTCGACCGACGACCTCTGGACGCTCAGCGGCACCGCGCTCACGACCCATCAGGTCTGCGTGTTCTGGTTGTTGCTGGACGCCTCCGGCACCGCCTCGGTGAGCCAGTCGGCCATCAACACCGCCTCGACGGCCGCGAGCGGCTACGTGGCCGGGGCCTACGGCTGGCCGCAGTTCGCCAGCAAGGTGGTGGTCGGCGCCATCCTGGTCAAGTCGGGCGGCTCGGCGTTCACGCCCGGCACCACGGCGCTGACCGGCGTGGCCACCTACTTCAACCAGGCCGGCGACTACGGCAAGCCCATCGTCTTCTGACGGGCTGGCCGGCGCGCTGCGCCACACCACCCGGGGCCAGTGCTTTGCTGGCCCCTTTCTTCATGAGGACTCACCGATGGCACGCCCCGCCCCCCTCTCCACCGAAGACGCCATGCCCAAGTTCGCGGGCATGCTGGACATGACCAAGAGCGCACCGCTCCTGTCCGGTCTGGAAATCATCAGCGAGCGCGAATTCGACACGAACAGCCTGGAATACGAGGCGTTCATGCAGACGCCGATGGCCATCCGCATCCACGAGACGGGCGACACGCGCGTGGCGCCGGTGGTGGCTGTGGGCTGCAACGGCGACCAGCGCTGGCTGCCCCGCGGCGTTGTCATCAAGATCCAACGCAAGTTCGTCGAGAACCTGGCGCGCAGCAAGGAGATGCACCTGCGCACCGAGAAGAACCCCGACCGCGAGTCGGACGACGGCATGGTGACGCGCCGCAGCGTGTCCAGCCCCTACGGTTTCGAGATCCTGTGGGACGGCCAGCCCAAGGGCCGCGCCTGGTTCGAGCGGATCATGGCCGAAGCCCAGTGAGGACCGGGCGATGAACTACCTGGAGTTGTGCCGTCGCGCGCGCCTGGAATGCGGCATTGCCCGCAGCACCGTGGCGCTGCCGACGACGGTCACGGGACAGGTGGGCCAGCTCGCCAGCGTGGTGAACTGGGTCAACGACGTGTGGCTCGAAATCCAGCGCGAGCACAACTGGTCGTTCATGTGGGAAGAGGTCAGCGTGGTCATCGTGGCCGGCACCAACTCCACGGCCACGAGCCTGAGCGAGAACCGCTGGGAGAAGGAGTCGGCCCGCATCGGCGACGGCTTCCTGCAGTACCTGCCCTGGGCTGACTTCCGCCTGATGTACCCGACCGTGTCCACCGGCGCGGCCGGGCAGACGCCTTCCGTGTGGTCGATCCGGCCCGACGGCGCGTTCGTGGTGAACATCCGGCCCACGGCGGACGTGACGATCACCGCGGAGCGCTACAAGGCGCCGGTGTCGATGGCCGCGGACAGCGACGAGCCCACCATGCCCAGCGACCTGCACATGCTGGTCATGTGGGGCGCGGTCATCAAGTACGCCAACGATGCCGAGGCCGGCGTCAAGATCGCCACGGCACACGAGGAATACGGCAGGCTGCACCAGCAGCTGCTGGCCACCTGCCTGCCCACGGTGGGCTTTGCCGCGCCGCTGGCGTGACCCGGGCTGCCAGCATGCGCACCAGGTTCCCCGCCACCACCACCGACGTCGACTACATCGTCCTGCGGGGTGGGCTCGACCTCATCACACCGTCGCTCAACCTCAAGAGCGGGTTCGCGCGTGACGCCTTGAACTTCGAGGCGTCCACGTCGGGTGGCTACACGCGCATCGCCGGCTACGAGCGGTTCGACGGCCAAACCAACCCATCCGATGCGGCCTACAACGCCTTCACCTTCACGGGGACGCTGGCGATCGGGGACTCCATCACGGGCGTGACATCCGGTGCCACGGCCGAGGTGGTGAACATCGACGGCGACATTGCCGTCTACACGGACGCCAGCACGGCCACATTCGTCAACGGCGAGACGATCAACGTGTCGGCCGCTCCGGTGGCTGTGGTGGTCGATGTGTCGGCTGCCGGAACCGCAGCGGATTGGGCGGTGACGCAGACCAACCTGGCCGCCGACCACTACCGGGCGCTCATCGCCGCTGTGCCCGGCCAGGGCTCTGTGCTGGGGGTCTGGTACTACCTGGGCACGGTCTACGCCATGCGGCGCAACGCCTCGACCACGGCGCTCGACTTGTACCGGTCAACCATCGCCGGGTGGGTGCAGGTCCCGTTCGTCAGCGAGATCAACTTCACCGCCGGCTCGGCCCAGTACGCCGAGGGCTCGACGCTCACGCGCGGCGGCGCATCGGCTACCGTGCGCCGCGTGGTGCTGGAAACCGGCACCTGGGCGGGCGGCACTGCGGCGGGCCGGCTCATCATCAGCGGCGTGTCTGGCGGCCCGTTCACTGCCGGCGTGGCGGGTGGAGGCGGCGTGTGCACGCTGGCCGGCGCAGAGTCGGCCATCACCATGAGTGCCGTGGGCGCCCGCGTCGTGACCGACCAGGGCAACTTCGGCGCCGGCAAGCGGGTCTACGGCGCCGACGGCGTGAACAGGCACTGGGAGTTCGACGGCACCTACCTCGTCCCCATCTCCACGCCGGTGCCTGGCGAGTTCCCGACCCAGATTGCGGTGCACGCAGGCCACCTGTTCACCTCGATCGAAAGCAGCCTCTTCAATTCGGGCCTGGGCCTGCCCTACAGCTCGGCGGCCATCGACGGCGCTGCCGAGATCGCCGCGCCCAGCACCATCACGGCCCTCAAGCGGATGCCGGGCGACCAGACCACTGGCGCCCTCATGGTGGGCTGCGACACGGAAACCCGCATCCTCTACGGGTCCAGCTCGGCGAACTTCCAACTGGCCACCTTCGAGGATTCGTCCGATGCCAAAGCCCACAGCGCCCAGACCATCGGCGGCAACGCGCTGGTCTTCAGCAACCTCGGGGTTGTCTCGGTGCAGGCCGGACAGCAGTTCGGTAACTTCGGGGCGACCACGCTGACTGACCACATCCGGCCCTTCGTCGCCCAGCGGCGCAACACGCTCACCGCCAGCCTCATCAACCGCGAGAAGAGCCAGTACCGCCTGTTCTTCGCCGACCGCTACGCGCTCTACATCACGATCGCCGGCGGGAAAGTGGTGGGCATGCTGCCGGTGCAGTTCAGCCACGACGTGACGTGCGCATGCCAGGGCGAGACGCCCGACGGTGCTGAAACAAGTTTCTTCGGGTCGAGCAACGGCTTCGTCTACCGCCTGGACGCCGGCACCAGCTTCGACGGTGAGGCCATCTACTACCGCCTGGCCCTGGCCTGGGCGTTCCAGCGCAAGCCGCACCTGCTCAAGCACTACCGCAGGGCCACGCTGGAGATGCAGGGCGACAGCTACTTCACGCTCGGCGTGGCGCATGAGTTGGGCTACTCCAGCGCCTTGATCGCCCGCGAGGCCGCCATCACGACCGTGGGTGTCGCGCTGTCCTCATCGCTCTGGGATACCGGCTCCTGGGACACCCTGATCTGGGACGCCATCAACATGCAGCCGTCCGACATCGACCTCAACGGCGACGGGGAAAACATCTCCATCGCCATCGAGGGCAGCGATGACCGGTTCCGGCCCTTCACGATCAACTCGATCGCCGTGCACTACTCGCCGCGCAGGCTCAACCGATAGGCGCGCCCGTCATGTCGAACGACTATTTCAACGCATCCGGCAACCCGTCGGCCCGCTCGAATCTCAGCTCGCAGAACATGCGGGTCGAGTTCACCAGCGTGGCCACGGGCTTCGGCAAGCTGCCCGCTTTGACGAGTAACGGTGGCCGCACCGTCAAGGTCAAGAACGACGCCACGGCCATGGAGGCCTCATCGGTGCTGTTCGATGACGGCAGCAGCGTGACGGTGGGCGCATCGGCCACGCGGGCCATTGGCGGGGTAACGCAGCGCTTCTACGTCGAGTCGACCGACGCGGCCGGGCGGCAGGGCGCCGGCAATGTGCACAACTCGACCACGGCCGGCGGCGAGGGTGCCAGCCTGGCGCTTGGCCGGTCCAGGGGCTCCGCGCTGTCTGCCGTCACCGCAGTGGCGGCCAACGACGGTCTGGGCCAGATCAAGGTCTTCGGTGCGGATGGCACTTCGCTGACGAAGGCCGCAACCATCGAGGTCTACGCGGATGGCGCGGTGTCCACCGGCGTGGTGCCGGGCCGGATCTCATTCAAGGCGGCCGACGCATCCGGCGTGCTCACCGAGACGGCGCGCGCCACGGGCACCGAGTTCCGCTTCAGCAAGGCCAAGGCCCTGGACGGCACATCGGCGATCCAGTTCCACGTCGAGCCGACGCTGACGACGGGCGACCCGCTCTACAAGAGCTTGATGGACCGCCAGGCAAGCACCGGGGTGGGGGACGGCGCGTCGCTGTTCGGCATCAACGACGCTGCGAGTTTG